AACAGCTCATTAGCAACAGGGATAATTTCACCGTACGTTCCAACGTTAAAAGAGATCTGCGCAAAATTGATATCTTTTTTATTAATGTCATTCAACTCGTCGAAATTAATCAGTTCGGAATTGTCTTCGACAGTAGTCGGAATCGAACCGCTACGACGTGTTACCGGGATAACTTCGCATAAATCTTTCAATGCGATAAGACCGCGGCGATATTCAATCAAACGATCGAACTGTTCTTCCGGAAGCAAATAACCGCCCTTGCTCTTAATGCCCCCTGCTTGACCGGGTGTTCCGACTGCATTAGTGGCATATTTCTTTTCATCTTCAGTCAACGGCATATTTAAAATTTGCTTATTAAATACACGGTTTTTCATAACAGAATTATCAACAGTCACAGCATGTTCTACAGGGTTACCTGCGAAGTTTTCCATTTCTTCCTGTTCAATAGCTTCTTGAACAGTAACAGCGTTTTTCATGGTATTTAACTCGTCAAGTTTACTATGTGCTTCGTTGACCTTTCCGGCTGCCTGTAACGTTTTAATTTCATTTTTCAGTGCGTCAAGTTGTTTTTTCATTTCTACAGATTTTCTCATATTATTATTCCTCCTTAAATTAAAGCCAAAGTGATATCAATTTCCCTTTGCTTTTGCTCGTTTTTATTTTTTTCAGGTTCAACACGGTTTTTAATAGCAGCCGGAACATTCTTGAAATGACTTAAATCCCCGGCGTAGGCCACAGCTTCAAACGGCTCTGTAACATTGACTTTGAATATTTCAGCGACCTGACTGCCTGTCAACCAAGTTTCAGAATTGACCATTTCAATAATGGTTTCCTCTGTAACACCATCGTGTACGTTTTCCATGTACAACGAAATAAGCCCCTGCTGAATGACGTCAAGCGCGTCAGCTGTCTTTCGCAATTCATTAGCGTCGCCCCACGCTCCGCCCGCTGGTTTATGAATCATCAAATACGCATTCGAAGGGATTTCCAGCTCGTCACAAGAAAATACTATTTGTGTCGCAATGCTGGCAGCAATGCCGTCTACAACTGCTTTAGTGTGTCCGTCGTGGCGTTTCAGCATGTTAGCAATAGCAACACCAGCAAACACATGCCCGCCGTCGCTGTTGACGTAAACAGTTAAGTTTTTACCTTTAACACTGTCTAATTGCTTTTTAATTTCTAAAGGATATACGTCGGGATCATCTTCCCAGCCCCAATTCCAACTATCGTCCCTTATAACACCATAGATATAAATATCTGCACTGGTTTCTGTCTGATTTCGAATATCCAAGAAATTCGTTTTTTCTTTCAATTTATTCACCCCCTTTCGCATACGCATTACCTAATTTATCAAGGTCAGTATATGAACCGTTGACAACAATGACGTCGCCGCCCGGTGCGGGTGGCAATCCAGCTTTCTTTCTTGCTTCGTTGATCGTATAAATACTGCCGCTGACGTAGTTTCGCAAAGATTCAGACTGCGTTTTAATGTCGCCCCGTAAAATAGTTCCGACATTAAACTGATAGCTTAACCCTTGTTCAATTTCTTCATTGGTTAGAAGTTTGTAATTCAATTCTTCCTCCCACTGCGTAAGAATGGCCAGCAACGTATCGACATAAAAAGTCAAATTCTGCATTTCGCTGTTGCTGTAACTACTTTTATCGTAGTTATTCAAATGATTCGGCTTTATACCGAAAGCCGCTGCAACTTGCAGACTGCTGAATTTCTTCAGCTCATAAAACTGACTGTCAGTAAGTTTAAGATCCAGTGGGACAATGTCGAAGCCTAGAGGCAGGGGAATTATTCTGTCGCCACCTGCCCCGCCAAACCCGGACAATTCTTTCACTAAAGATTCTTTTTTCTCTTTGCTTAAATCACCAACAAATTTAACTACAGCACTAGCAGTCAAGCCTTTTTGGTATAAGTCATTTAAAAAACCTTGTGCGGCTTTATTCCCCTCCATGTTTCTCGCCAATACCTCACGAACACACATTCCGACAAGGCCGTCTTGTGATAGTCCACCTTTTAAGTGCAGTACATCAGAAGGATTTAACCAGTAATTTCTACCACCTTTAGGATCAAAATACCGATAAAAAAACGCCCGACTTGTAAAATCCGGCGTATCAGCTACCCACATTTGAACTTGTCTGCTGTCTAATGGATACAGCCCTTCTAATTTTCCCGCGGCGTCGTGTTTGATAAAAGCATATGCGTTACCGTAGTGATTTCGCGAATACTCCATTAGCACCTTGAAATTAAACGGTGTCATATACTTGTTAGGCCTTACCTTCACTGCCCGATAACTGTCATGCGTTGTTATCCGGTTATTTTCACCGTCGTGAAGGTGGATCGATAATTTCCCCAACGCTTCAGATAAAACTTTTAAACATGTGAAATATGTTATTTCCGATAGATCCGTACCGGTATAACCTGCTGCTCGCGATTGAAAAAATGAATTTAATTCTGATAAACTGACGCTATTACTAACATTCAGCTTTCTTTTCGCTTGAAACACATCGATTTTTTCGACAAGCTTATTGAATAAACTCACGTTTTAGCACCCTCCTTTCTCTGTTTCATAATGGCCTCCCATGTGTCGAACTCCTCGTTTGCGTCGTATGGTGTTCTGTCGCAGTTTAAGAACATTATTTTCCACGCGTCTATAATCGAATAGATCGGATCAATTCGCGCGCCGACAGTGTCTTTGACAATTTTAATTTCACCAAAGCTATTTTTTACAAGTTCTGCATTAACGGCAGACCATGATAACAGCGCATTTCTGCGGTCATACATTATTTGACCAGCTTCAACTGACTGCCTGAAATCAACAGTACAATCGCTTAAACTTTTAGCTGATTGAGCTACATCAATTAAATCACAGCCTAGAAAATCAAGGTCAGATAAAAAAGCACTGGCATTGTGATTATCATAACCAACGGCAAGAATTTTCAGACTGTATTTTTCAATCAATTCTTTCAAATGTGTGAGAATATACTTATAATCTGTTTTCAGTCCAAAAGCTCCTGACGTGAGAGTTAAAAAGCCTTGATTTACCCAAACCCGATAAGGGGCTTCGTCGGTTTTTTCATGTTCTAATAGACGCAATTCAGGCATGAAAGAATGAGAATAAACATATACTTTCTGATCATCAAGAGGAAAAACCAGTCCTATACTGGTTAAGTCGCCCCCCTGCGATAAATCTATACCCAAGTAACATTCTCTGCCTTTCATATCTTCTAATGTTAAATCAGATTCACACTGTTTCCATTTCGCAATGTCCAACAATGAACCAGCCGAATAAGTCACCCAAATATTTAAAGACTTTGTCATGAAATTCAAAAGTTCGGTGTCGCCTTTTTCTTTGGCTTCCAGAGCTTTTTCAGCCATGCGTTTAATCTTTTCTTGATCCATGTTCAAATCATCAGACCAAAGATTCAGCGGATTTGCTTTTGCCCAGTTTTCGGGTAACCACATATCATCATCTTTATTCATTTCAGCGATGTATATGAAAAGCGATTCTTTGGCGATAACACCTTCTAAAACTTTATCGCAAAATTTATACTGCTCATAACACGCACCGTTTAAGTCGAAACCTGCGGTAGTGATCGCCATTGTCAGCGCACTGTCAACCATTATTTGACCGTCAAGCATGAGCTTATACATCTGATTATTTTTATGAGCATGATACTCGTCTACGATCGCAAGCACTGATCTGAAACCGTCTGCACTTTTGGTATCTCTGCCAATCGCTTTAATTTCTGTACCAGTTATCTTACTTACGATAGTGCGATCATGTTCTCGAATTTTATAAAGTTCTTCCAGTTCCGAATCTGATCTGATAAATTTCGCAATCTCGTCCCAAACTATATTTGCCTGATCCTGTTTTGTCGCAGTACAGAAAACACGGCCAAGGTGATAACCTGAAAAAGAAGCAATATCATTCGCGATCTCACCTGCTAAAAAAGATTTACCATTTTGCCGGCCGACCTGAATGTATGCTTCCCTGTACCGTCTTTCTTTAGTTCTTTTTTTTCGCCAACCGAATAAGCTGCCGATGATGAAATTTTGAAATCCCCGCGTTCGAAGCCGTTTCTGTTCACTTCCTTCAGCTATGGTTAATTCATTGGCTAGATCGATATGTTTTTCTGCTTCCTCTAAATCAAATTTATAATCAAAGTTTTTACGTTTCAAATCATCAAGATGACGTTTACAAGCTAAATACTCCTTGCGGCCGGATATCCTCTTACCTGATACAATTAATTTCGCATAAGCGGTCGTGCGATCAATCATTTTTCAGCATACTTTAAATACTTATTAGTCGCCGGCATTTCTTCGCAAGGAACGATCAGCTTCAGCCGATCCGTTGTCGCCAATCCTAATTTAGTGGAACACTGCATGATTTGTTTAACGTATTTTTCCTGCGCCAATACATAAGGACTAACGACTTCTTGAATTCCGTATTTAGTTTCTCGATCTCCGGTAATTCCATTTTCATTAATAAACTTTGTAGCTTCAATGTATCGACTATAAGCATTTGAATAAACTGCAAGAATAGAAAGATCCAAGTTATCAAGCAAGTTAATATTTCCAGCTTCATCAACAACTCGCGAAAATTCTTCGGCGGCAAACGCGTCGAGCCAACTCGGCGGCGTTAATCCGTTTCGGGAAAGTTTCAGTTTTTCTTCCTGTTTTAATTTAGCCTGAATGGCTTCTTTTCCGATTTTTCCAGTGGCGACGCTCGCCGATTTCTTCTGTCTGCCTCCCATGAGCAGCAGCTCCTTTCTTTTAAAAATTTCATTTTTGGCGATTTCTCGCAAAAAAACACAAAGCGCGGTATCGGACGGACAGGGCAAGAACTTTTTTGCCCTCCCCCTACCTTCCGACGTAAATTTGTAAAAACTTTTCTAATTTTTTTTGTAATATTTTCTTTTCATAACTATCACGCAAATAAATACGATGTATAGCAGCATGGCTTTTAACACTGACATATAACAGATTGTTTATATCAAACCTTCTGTCAGGTGCTTCGTCCAGTTCATAGATATGATGACACAGCTGACCGGGAACGATACGACCTTCAGTCATAAGAATATAAAGATCGATACCGTTACATCTTTCTTTGCATTGAACAGTTAATATAGACCATTCCTTACTACGATAAACAGCCGCGCTTTCTTTATCCCTACGATATAAGTCATACTCTTTATGACGTTTCTTTTCGCAGCACGATCCAGAAGCCGGGTAAAACTTGCCACACTTACTACATATCTTAGTTAACATAATGATCCAACTTTCAAATAAAAAAGGACGACAACCGAGTTGGTCATCGTCCTGCGATATTTTGATAGCATAATAATATCACGCCTTAAATCGACTTTCAACTGAAACGAACTGCAATCAACTGCAACAAACTGAAACGAACTGCAATCAACTGCAAACTGTAAACTTTTCCAATGCTATATTATGAATACTATAAACAGTTCTTTCGCTTACTCCCAGCATGTCGGCAACTTCTTTCCAGTACAGCCCTTCAACATAATATAATTCTAAAACAGTTACGCACTTTAAATCTTCGACTGCATTTATTCGTTCAAGGATCTTACTTTGTTTGATCCGCAGATTTTCGATCTTCTCTGCTGTTTCGTCCTCAACTGTTACAGCCTCGACAACTTTATCGGCAATAGTGAAAGTCTTACCACCTTTAGGCATACCGTCAAGTTTAACTGACCCCAGTGAATATAAACATTGTTTTCGATTTTCAAGCCGATCGCGTAATATTCTGATACGGGATTCAATAACGCCGTATTCATTTAAGAATTCTATTTTTTTCAGCGTTTCTTTATCATAGTTCAGAACATCACCCCGCTTTGATAGTTGAAATATAATTCCGTGACAAGTACAAAACACGTCTAACACCAGTCACAATGCTGCTTCAAGGCTTCTGTCACAGAATTGTGTCTCACAATCCTTTTTGATTCCGTGACAACAAAGTGTAGCATTCATGCGGTTTTCAGGAATTTTGTCACATGTCACAGAAAAAACGCCCTAAATCTATATATATATATAATATATTATCTTTACTCATTTTCTATATATACTATATATTTTATTATATTTATAGATTTAAAAATAAAAGTGTGATTATGTGACAAAATATATTCTAACCCGCATTATCACTCACTTTTTTTGTCACAAAAACTGTCACAGAATATCAATTTGTCACAGAATGTTTTTGTGACAAAGCTTATGATTTGATATACACACCGTTTCATGCCATAAGATAAATTGTTTTTGCTTCGTTTGACCTTTCCACAATAACTGTATTCAAAATCAGTGATGTACCCATGTCAATATCTTGACAGCTATTTATTAAATGAATTTCCGTATAATCATTGTAGTTCTCTAAAATTTTTATCATTTCTGCTTTAGTCATTTTTATTCTCCTTCTTTAATCTAAACTAACTACGAAAAATCGTTTCCGTGTACCGTCGTTCATTCGTTTTTGTATTTGCTGTTCTGCCAATCCAAATTTACGTATCAGTTCACGATTGAAAGATTTCTTACCGGTGATTTCCCGAATGTTTGAAATTTTACACCAGTCAGTGAACTTTATATATAGGTCATTTGCAGGTGTATTCAAAATTTCTTCAACAGTCATATCAGCTTCATCAACCCAAGTCAAAACCGTTGAATTCTCTATCATGTATTTTTGCTTTGCCTGTTCAACCACTTTCGGCAACGTAAACCGTTTATTTTGTACTAGCCGGCGCAATCCTTTAATAGCTAAATTCAGCAGGTACGACAAAGCAATTTCACTGGTAATTTTTTCGAAAATCATCGGGTCGTAATCATCGTCGTTTTTTGAAAATTTAGCATTGAACGGAATGAATGTCAGCTTTCTCATCATGCCATCTGTTTTATCAGCAGATCGAGGAATTTCATTCGCGCTAAATAACTGCGTTGCATACGGTTCAAGTGTGAACGGCATTCCGAATTTTCGTTGCACCTGTAACGGCTCACCGCTGAACAGCTTTTTCAATGTTCCCGTTTCTTTCAACGACCCGTAATTTATATCGTCACCGATGTTTACAAGCTTATTTTCAAGCTCGGCCGTAATGAAAGTCCCCGTTAACTGTTCAAGTGAAATCGTAGCACAGTTTTCTAAACCGATAAACGTCCGGATCAATTTTAGAATTGTGGATTTGCCATTGCTGCCGCTACCGTAGAACAAGAACGCCGTTTGAAAGATGTTCTTGTGTAAAAGACAATCTCCGACGATTTCTTCAAACAGATTGATACATTCGCGGTCACCGCAAAACACTCTGTTTAACATTATATCTAAATCGTCTGATTTCGCTTCCGGATCGTAATTCACTGGGATTCGTTCGAATTCGATCGCGTCCGGGGTATATGGTAATCGCTCACATGTTTTTAAATTTAGCCTGGTATTTTTTAGATTGACAATGTAAGGATCTTTTTTTATCTGACTGCGATCTAGTGACGTCATTATTTTCATGTATGCAATCACTTCGTTACGTTCGCGCCATTTTATACCGGGGTAAGCTGCAATCATCTGCCGTTCGATCTGTTGCAGGTTAGGCTGATAGTATCCGTCACGATAGATATAAATTTTATCGTTATAAGTTATCAGCCTATCGACCGCAAGCAATTCATCGGCGAATATATTATGCTCGAATTTACTACGCTTGACTTCCTTTTCAGCGATCTGCGCTTCGATTTCTTCATCAGACTTGAAAGCTTCATCACGAAGGATCAAATCAACTTCGTACTGTGGTAAGGATTCAGCCAAAACAAATCGGTTGACTACATTGATAGTTTCTTTTACTTCGTCGCGCTTGAAGCCCTTACTTTGCAAATATACTATGTACGAAAACAATTCTTGATTACGCCCGCTGCCGTCACCCATGTCTTTAAACCGGTAATGATCCCCGGGTTGTGATACAGGGTGTAGCCATTTAGGAACAGTCATAACTTCATCGTCATCGCATTCACGCAGCCATTTTCGCATGACGCCATTATCTTTGATTTTCACATAAGCATTACGAGAATGTGACCGGCAGTCACTATAAACGCCGATTGCAAGACGTGTTTTTGTAAAATTCTTCCACGGTTCAGCTGATTTAAACCAAACATGTACGCCGCGCGATGTTTGCATGACTTTGCATTTTAAATCAAGATCATTGATGATCTGCTTAATTATATCTGCGTCGCTGATCGTATCAAAATCAAGCACTATAAACGGTTCAGGTACGATCATAGCAAGATTGTCGAAGTCTTTGACCTTGTCCCACGGGAGAGCTTTCAGCCCGTCCTTAAACCGATGTACTGCTCTTTTTTCGTTATCCAGTACGATATATTTTTTATCCAATGCCCCGCCCCCTTTCTTTTTCGATTATCTGAATTGCTTCACTTAGTGTCCGCGGACAGTAGTGTCTTCCGTTCGATCTTATAATCCTGATAGCGTGGATCTCTTGATCAGGCTGCATTCCGTTATCATGCACTTTACATTCAAAAGCTATAAATTTACCATTCAAACATATTAGGAGATCGGGAACGCCTTTCGCGGTCATTCCCGATCCATATGTATTTACATAATAAATTCCGTTAGCTTTCAAATAGTTGATTATTTTTGATTGCAAACGGCTTTCGCGCATTAGATATCGTCAAGAGGATCGTACCCTTCAGCGTCCTCATTGCCTGCGTCTTCAAACCCGAGAGCTGGCTCAATATCGCTTAAATTAGTGAACGTCATCATTTTGTCAGGATTTTTAGTTGACGGCGTTTTGCTGTGAGTAACGACGCCTTTCAGATAGCAGCCGACAAGATCGTTTTCGTCGATTTCATCAAGAGCAAAATCATTCAATGCTGTCTTAGCCATGAATGAAAAGGCTTTCAATGCCCCTTCGTTAGTTTCACCGTTAGTTTTTATTAAAGAATAACGTTCAACGTGTTTAAGCCCTGTTTTAGTTGCCATAGTGATAATCATTTTTCCGAAGTCAGCTTTATATTCAACTTCAACGATTTTAAAAGTGTGTTCCCCTTCCGGGATAGTAGTAAATTCAGATTTTGCAAGTTTAATTGCCATAATAAAATACCTCTTTTCTTTAAATTAATTCTTGAAAAATAACGCCGTGGATATCTTGATTTTTGATAACAACCAAGTAATTAATGGTTTTTTCATCGACATCGATAGAACCAGTATAAACATGATCCTGTTTTTCTAGCAAACCAAACGCTTCATTTGATATGCTGACTTCTTTGCCGTTATGATCCTGAAAGATTCTTCTGATCGCGCTTGAACTCCCGTCAGCTTCAAGAACAATAGCCCTCGACAATTCAGCCACTTTCGCTAATTCGTCAATGTCAAATATTTCGAATACTTTGGTCAATATTTCCGATTTCTCTGCCTTTGCTGTCTGATAAAAATCAAGAGCAAAATCAGGGATAACTACAGCTGTCGGTCCTGCTACAAGGAAACTGTAACCGAATGCTTTAACAAGTTGCCCATGTGCGCCGATCTTTTTAGCAAATTTTTCAAATTTCATGATTGCACCGCCTTTTCAATTTCTAATTTTTTGATATCGGAGAATTTGAAGGTAGTTATTTTATCAGTTTCAACTGCTAACTTTTTACCCTTTTCGTCGCCGATAGAATAAACTTTCAAAACATTGCCTGTAAAAACCATATCCCCGCCACCTTTAAGGCTAATCCTTACTATCATTTTCATTCACCGCCTTGACCGACATTCGATATTCAACTTTTTCGACAAGGTATTTTTCATACAGCTCGTCTTGCTTTAATTTTTCAGTATCAACTGACGATTTAGTGTTTTTGGATAATGTGTAAATGTATGCTGTCGACTTAATTTCGACCCTGTCGTCGTTGTCGCCAAATTTGCCCTGAAGGTTCTTTTTCAGCTTTTCTTTGTTTTCTTTCAAGCGTTTTTCTATTACTTTAATCTCGGACGACGCCTTATTGTAGGCAGATTGATCTGCGTCGATAACAGCAAGCAATTTTTCAATCTCGTCGTCTTTTACGCCTACAACATTGGTGCGTAAGGCTTTTAAAATATCGGCGTCTTTTCTTTCGTCGAAATCCGGTGAAATGCCAGTTTCAACATGATCTTTCCAAAATTTCATTGCAGGTTTTATATAGCGTTTTTCAAAATCAGGAAAGTCCTCTGACATTTTCCATTCGACAACTATAGTATTATCAATAGTCGGCACAAACACCGCGGGATCTTCGTAATCCCCGTCTTTCAAGAACGAACACGTTATGATTACGTCATCGATTTTTGACAAGTACGCATATAACGCCGCCTGAAGTTTGTAATAGATTGGAATATCTTTAAGCCAGTCTTCAGCCCTTTTCGTGGTTTTGATCTCGACAATTAGATCGTCTGATTTAGCGTCCCACATGCCGCCGAATATTTTGACATCACCGTAAAAGTCGCCGTAAGTCTTTTTAAAATAGTCTTTACCGTAAACGTCTTCAGGCGTTTCGATATCAAGGAAAAACCTTTCTTTCAAATAGTCAATGATTTTAGGCTCTATTACCTTACCTGCAATCGTATAAATAGAATCTGTGAACGGTTCTTCGTAAGTCCTTGTCATTTCGCACCACGTCGCAAAAGGCGTTTTCCATGTGTTCAGACCCAGCACTGAAGCAAACCGCGTCGCCGTCATTTTCTTGAATTTTTTCGGTAGTTTATCAAGTTCAATGTGCTTATCGACAAATCTCATCATGCACCTGCTTCAGCAATCTTTTCGCCGATTTCTTTCAGTAGGCCGTCAGCTGCTTTTTTCGTCATTCCAGCTTTGATTTTTGCGACAACTTCAGCGATATAACCTTCATGATCGACACCCGTATCACGAAGCTTTTTAAGGCCTGCTTTGATAGCGTTTATCTGTGTGGTGGTACATTCTGCCTCTTTATCGCCTGAACCGGTCAGTTCTTTGACGGCCTCATCACGATCTTTTGCTGTAGCAGGTGGTTTTCTGCCGGCTTTTGGCTTTTCTTGTTTTTCTTCATCGTCTTCGCCGATTGTCGGTTCTATAGCGTCGCTTTCGACAATGTCTAAAACAAGTTGATATAAATATCTGCGCGCATAAGTGATTTCAGATCCTAACGCTTGCATTTGGTTCATCTTGCGTTTACCTTCCGCTGAAATGATATCCAGTTGTTTCATTTCAAAGCCGAAACAAATACATTCGCTGGGATCGTCAGTATTGTATAAAATACCGTTTGCAAAACCTTTGTCGAAAGCACAAACCAACAAACAACTGTATTTTGCAAACAACATGTTCGCAGTTGGTACGATATCGGCTAGTTCGAAATATTTGTATTCCGCAAAGCGGTTGATACCTGATTTCTTCACGTTTGAATTTGCAAACTCCATTCGAACCATTTGCAATTTTTTGTAAACATTCATATCACTGTAATTTTCTGTTTTTGCTGTAGCCATTTTTTCAACTTCCTTTCGCTTCTTCTTAGTTTTTTGAGTGTTGCCGAGGAAATCGGCGATTCTTTTTTTCGCAAGATCGATATAAAACGATCGATCAATGTCTGCTATCTTCAAGCAGTTTGTATTATCGACGTAACAGTGTTCAGGCACGTCGGGCATTTTGTGAAGCCTACCGTCCTTGACCTTGTAAATTAGCCCGTATTTCTGATCCTTGACTGCATAAACCCTGTTAACACGCTGAACAGTGATTTGATCATCACCGACCGCCCAAACTGTATTTTGAAATGTCCCCCCGGTTTTACAGATCATCTGAAAATCAAAAATGTTTTCGGCTTTATTGATCGTATCTTCGACCGGAACAGAGTTCATGAAATATTCGACTATGGCTTTATGGACGATAATAAGAGAATTGTTTTTAAAGCTGCCGCCCTGCCACAGTGAAACATAACCGCCCTTTGTGTTTATTTTGCGCTTATCTTCCTTCGTGAACGTTTTAACCCCGTCCCGAATCAAATACGTCGCGCCAACCTGTACGATGTAGTTATTAACGTCCTTCTGCGCTATGCGGTGTATCTCTGTATACTCCATATTTAACCGGGTCCGCTGTTCCCATTCTTCAACAATTTTGTTGATCTGCTTTTCATTAGCTACTGGAAACTTAATCATCAGCCCGTCAGTGTTGGATTGAATCAGGCTAAAACCTTCGACGTCTTCGAGCTTTTCAATCAAATCGGTCAAAAGCAGCTGGCCTGTAATACAGATATGGTTTGCCCCCCGCGGATCATAAAGAGGATTGTATTGATTTTTCATAGCTCCATAAGTGCTATTTAAAACCAACTTTAATGCCCCTGCTGTTTCGTCGTCGCCCTCGTGCTTTGCTTTTATGCGGGTATTATAAACATTCGTATAACCTTCTGCGCTCGGTATGGATCTCGAAATATAACCGTATTCCAACATCATCGACGGATAATAGCTGCCGACGTCGATATCGACGATTTTCATTTCTTCTGTAGACTGATCAAAATAATTTTCCCTTGCCCCATGAATGCCGCCCCAGCCGTAAACATGCTGCACACCTGCGATATCACACTTTAATTTTTCGTTGTAGTCGATTTTTCTGAAAAACTCGATCGGCTCACGATATTTATTTAATATCAATTCGCCCGGTGGATCGTATTCGAATTCGTCATTGTAATCGGCTCTTCTCGCTTCGAGATATGTCGCTGTAAGCTTCGGATTAGTTAAAGACAGGGAAATGCTCGCGTCTATACTTTTCAATCGTCCTACGGCGATTTTGCCGTCTAAATAGCTTTTTCTTTTATGGTAGAGTTTAACGCTGTTTGATACGTCAGTCTTACAGTAGAAAATAACTTCTTCGACTTCTTCCGCTGTCAGTTTTCGCTTGATGTTGAAGTCTATCGACGATTCTACTATTGGTTCACACATGTTCCCTTCTATCGCTTTCAAAGACAGTCCCTTATCGGCGATATCGTCCCGCAAGTCAAAGCTCTTAAAAAGCTTTCTTTGAAACTGTACGAAGGGGAATTCCCAACCGTTACAGTGCTGCTGAATAATAAAATCGTTATGAGCTTTTACTATTTCAGGATCAGCACCGGTTAACATTGATTGCGTAACCCAATCATCATAATGCTTATTATTGAAACCGCCGAAAATCAAACCGTGATTGAGCATGAAGCGTTTCAAACCAACATTGTCGTTATGAAAAACAACGATTTCTTTTTCCTCTAAGTCAGAGAAAACAACAAACCAATCATGCGCGAAAACCTCAATGTCATAAATATAAATTTTCATTTTTTATCCTTAATTTGTGCCGAAAGTAAATCTTCTGATGTGAATCGATTTTCTAACTGCTCTACTGAATAGTCAGGTCTAAATTTATATTCTATGTTGTTATCCATTTTCAAAAGCTTTTCCCAAAGGTCAGGATAATATCTTCGTAAATTTCTTAGCTCACCGATTCGCTGAAGCGGACAACACCAACAAGAAACACGTCTAAACCTTTCATAAAGCCCCGACCAATCAAAACCCCTTTTGTAACAATATCGGAGTGCTTGATCTTCGGTAATACCCCAATCGAACAACGGGTGTATTGTGTTTTTAGAAATACCTTCATGCCGTTTTGGTTCGTCAGCTGCTATTCCAATATATTGAACATAATTACCGACGCCCATGTCACGAAGATACCTCTTTGTCGGCTCTTGTTTCAACAATCTTGTACACCAACGCACCCACATGCGCGGCCAACCATAACCGACACTTCCAACGTTTTTACCCTTATTTTTGATATGTTCAGAAAAATAATATTCAAAAGATTTTTCAGCCTTTATTCTTGTGATTTTTCTTCCTGTGTATTTTTCTACTTTGTCGATATGAGCGTACATCTGCGGAAATTCCATACCAGTATCACAAAAAATAATTTCATCTACAGTCATACCTTGCTCTAACATCATTAAGAGCATTGCGGTACTGTCTTTACCTCCACTGAACTGAATAACGTGTTTCAATTTCTCACCCCTCTCTGCGCTCTTTGATATTCTGAAACATATTCATTGAAAAGTTTTTCGTTGAAATCGCTGAAGCCTGATAAAGCCCTGTAGATATCCTTTTCAACTGTCCCTTTGGTTAGGAAATGAATGTAACTGCATTTTTGCGTTTGTCCGTTCCGGTGTATGCGATCACGGCTTTGTTCTAAAATGTTTGATCGCAGCGTCGGTTCGTAGTAAAGGATCGTATCAGCTGCAAACAGGTCAATACCTTGACAGCCACTGACATACTGACAGACTATTACGCGGATTGATTCATCAGCCTGAAATTCTCTCCATACGCTCTTATTTTTCTGCCGTCCGTCTAATACTATCGCTTTCAGCTTTCGTTTCTTCAGCAGCGCTGAAATGTTGTCAATGCTTCTCGTGAATTCTGCAAAGATGACAAGCTTTTTATCAAACCCGTCTAAGAATTCATCAAGTGCGTTGATTTTTTCACACTTCAGTTCAACCGCTTCCCCGGTGTCGTCTATCAGGAATCCGCTTGCAATCTGACGAAGTTTTGTAAGCTTAACAAGTGGATTATCAGCGACGAATTCCATTTCAAGGCTTGCCGAATGTTTCGCGATACCCTTATAAAGCTTTTTGTCCGGAAGCTCCAGTTCGATAATCTCGTCCGGAAGTTTGTCAGGCAGATCAAGACATTCGTTTTTCGTAACCCTGTACGAATACTGATCAACAATTTCTTGTAATTCACTGATTTTTCGATACCTGTAAGGCTTATGAAACTGATCTAATAAAGCATACTTATCGAGAAATTCGTAATAAGTACCCTTCCCGCCGTCAGTCAGCCTGAAGATGTTACTGTAAACCCTGCTGCCGACTAAATACGGATCAAGAAAACAAATCAAAGACCAAAAATTTTCAAGTTGTCCGTTTGATATCGGTGTACCTGTCAGCGCGTATCTGTATTTTGCCTGTACTGCAATCTTCAAGATGAACGCAGCCCGCTTTGAAGTCCGATTCTTGATACTGTGAGCTTCGTCAATCACGATAGAGTCATACTGCCGATCGTAAGGATTGAATTTGTTTCGGTCATACCGCCAAACTTTGTCATAGTTGATGATTTCAACATGAGTTTTCAGCCTGATCTGCGATTCAGTGTCGAACATCTGAATATCTCGATCCCATGATCCCATTACTGACTTTGGGCAGATTACAAGAGCTGTTTTAATGGCCTTTGATTTTATAAGCTCATTTAACCGCGTCAGTGTCGGTATTGTTTTGCCTGTTCCCTGCTCCATAAAGAGCATGAACGAATCCAGCGATCGAAGGTATGCGAGTGCTGTTTTTTGATGTTCGTAAAGCTGCATTAGAAAAACCTTGCGAACATTAGACCTAGAACAAAGCCGATAATGAAGATTGATACTTCAATCCACCAATACCAAAGACAAGCCCAAACATAAGCACCAACACCACAACGTGGATATTTCATACTAAAGCACCTGCCTTTTTCCATTTATTAAACGCTTTGACGTTCTTTGGATCTGCGTAAAATCTGCGGATAGCTTCGGCTAAACGATCTATGCTGTTCGCTTGCAGCCGACCGACGGTTTCAACTCTTATTTGATTTTTATTCATTGGCCTCACTTCCTATTTGATTAAATTTGTAAAACCTTGCGCGTGTAAATCCCATTCGACGCTGTATGATTTCAACGTCATAGTTATCGGTTACATAACGGGAGAACGACCGCGCCGTTACTGCTACCCTTTTATTCTTACGACAGTAACGCTGATACTGTTCATACAGGTATTCTTTCATGATCATTTGACATTCAGTGTTTTGAATAAAAGCCTGTATAAACTCTGTGATTGTTTTATTTTGGAATACCCTGCTGCCAGTCATCGGTATTCTGAACAGCTGACAGATAAGAGGCAGTTTATTTTTAGGGCATTCCTTTAAGATCAGCGCGATTTCCATTATCTGCTCATATGTAAGTTTTTCCGGATCATACGCCGCCTTTTCAATAGTACCCATTCCTGAAGCCCCTTTCTCTAATAGCTTTATCAAAACAATCGTGGTATAATTCTTATGGTTTGTTTTTTAATTGGCAGCTTTCGAGCTGTCTTTTTTTGTCACCTTTGTCACTTGTCAAGTGACTTTCCGGGCAAAAAAAATTTCACTAGGATTTTTAATTTCTAAAATCCTAACCATTGCGTTCATTTCATCAGAATCGAATTTCTTTTTATTCATTTTTGAATAGAAGGTTTTATCAGTCATTCCGAGCTTTTGCGCAATGGCTCTTTGAGAAAATCCCTTTTCAGCAATAATCCCTCTTAATGCAGCAGTGTCTATCATCACATCACCTCCTGTCACCTGCGGCGTAACTAAATTATAACCGCGCTTCAGTAACGTGTCAAGTGATTTTTTTCGTAATTTAAGTATTTTTTGTTGCTTATTGCGTAATTTATGTTATAATTGAGTTACAGACTTGATAAGTAAAGGAGTAAAGAAATGACTACTATCGGTAAACGTATGCGATTGGCTCGTATCAACAATGAAAAAACACTTGAAGAAGTAGCTAAAGCCGTCGGCGTAAGCCGTCAAACTATCCAACGTTACGAAACCGGTATTATTAGCAATATACCTTCTGATAAGATAGAAAGTATTGCTAAAGCGTTAAACGTAACACCCGGTTATTTGATGGGCTGGGAGCTATCCCCGGATATACCTGATTATCCAAACATTTTTCCCATTGAAACAAAAAAAATCCCGCTGCTGGGTAAAATAGCAGCCGGGCAGCCTGTTTTAACAGAAGAATGTTTCGATTCATATGTGCAGTGTGGAAATGTCATAAATGCAGACTTTTGCCTGCGTGTCCAAGGTGATAGCATGATAAATGCTCGTATTTACGACGGTGATATTTTATTTATCAAACATCAGCCGGAAGTCGAAAACGGCGAAATCGCAGCTGTGGCTATCGATGACGCTGTTACATTGAAACGTGTTTATATTTCT